ACGTTTGGGTCTTGGCCTTGTCGCCGCTGATGATTGCCACGACCTTCTGCGCGTCATCCTTGCTCACCCTCGGCACACTCGGAGTTTGAGCCTGTGCGCGCACCGGTACGGCGGCGATCAAACTTGGCCTGTAGCGCCTTCTTCAGCTTCAGAAGTTCGACGACTTCCCTAGCCGTAATCGGTGCCTTGTTCGCATTCAGGACATCAAGGGCCGCCTGTGCCTCATCGGGCGTCAAATCGTTTGTCCAGTCGGTGTCCATTAGTCGGTCAACTCTGTGATGGAGAGCGAGAACGTGCCGGCATCGTTGCTGATGGCGGAAACACGCTGACCAGTGAACACCTGAAAACTTGTATCCAGTTTGCCGGTAGTAGCGTGCCAGCAGTGGAGCTGACAGCGTTGTCGTTCGGACTCACGATTGCAATCCTGCAGCCACCGGTCGATGAGGTTGAACCCGGATAGGCCAGCTGAATCGCATAGGTCTGTGTGCCGAAAGCGGAGCTTGATGCCGCCGTACCGCCAACCGAAGCCACAGCAAGAGCCTGCGCCGTACCGAGGCGCCATACATTATCAAATCGCATTTATTGTTTTCCCTTAATAAGCCGGCATGTTGCCCGTCTGACTTAACGTTAACTGGCCAATTAATATCTGCGGGTCACCCGCATAATTACAGTTCTTGTGGGCGATGAACTTACTCTCACCCATCGCCCCGGGGTCGCTGTTGCTCAGGGGTACCGAGTGCCGGCGGCCCCGCACATCAAACGATTCCATTAAAAATTCAGTTTGGGGTAATGAATTGGTCCTGAAAATTTTCTCTTCTCGCCGCCACGATCACGCCAGTGCTGTTTAGTCAGCCGACCGGCAACCACGTGTGGATCTTCTTCTGGCGTTAGTTTTTTCTCGTAAACCTTGCCGCGGCGATCACGGAGCGGGACGCCATCAGGGTTGACTAGTGTCACGATGCCATCCGCGTGCGTGTAATTGCCTGGCTCGACTTGACCGACGAAAGTCTCTGTCGGACGGAAAACCTGAACAACACAGTTATGAATTTTTGTCATCAGACGATTCCTATGTCGGGATACACCAACGGTCGGCGGAAGCTATCGTAGAATGCCTTCGTCGATGAATGACGCAGCATCATTACCGCGTAACGAGTGGCGGACATAAGGTCATCGCCCTCCTTAACCACCTTGCCGTCTTTGCGGTGATACAAGCGGAATTCTTCCCACCAGTCGTTGAGATGTTTGAAGACCTTAAAGCGCCCGGTTTCCATTCGTGTGAGCATCTCCATCAGCCCAGCCTCGACGCTTACACTGCCGTCTTCAAATTGCGCGTGCTCGTAAAGCATGTTCAAGCCTTGCGCTCGGTATTGCTCGGCGAGTGGCACGCCAGCTCCTTCAAGTGTTTCGCGTCTGCCGTCTCTGGGCCACGCGATTGGTATGTGTTCGCCCCAAGGCCGTATCGCTGCCGCCTGTGTAATGGGCGAGGCCTCCGACACTCGGTGAACTTTCGTCACGTAAACGCAATCGACATCTCTATCCCAACAGACTTCGACTGCGGCACTTGGATGTGTCCACCCGAAATCAAGGCCGATTATTCGCGGCCAATGAGGTGGAATATCCCGGTGATCGACGGTGATCGACTCCTCTGTGACCGGAAAAATACGCCCGCTCCCGAGGGATGGCGCCCCACGGACCCGAGCTTCTCTCTCGTGCGGCGGGTATGCCGCGATGATTTCCTTGCGCTGCGTTTCGGTAAAATGAAGGGCGTCGTCTATGCCTGCCGTAATAATTGCGCGGCTCATATGCGAATTCCTTCCTGCAAAAACATTCTGACAACGCTTGTGGCCCCTTCGATTGGGGTAAAAGTTATGTACACAGTGCCGTCGGTTTCGTTCGTTCGGGTCAGGGCCTCGTAATACAGATCTTCCGGGCATTCTTCATCCATCCAGCAAACTTCCAGTCCGACGCCCTGCCACTTGGTTCGCCCCTCGCTGTAGCTTTTAAATTGCAACATCGAGTAACCGCCGGACTCATGCAGCACAGAGATCGTGTCAATGAGATCGGCTGTCCCGCGGGACAACGAGAAATCGCCTAGCGTGTGTTTGGGAATTAAGCCGTGACCCCACTCAGCCCTGCGAGATGGCGGGCCAATAAGTTTCTCCTGCACAACGTCGCGGACGGATTCATTCGTGACGCCCGCAGCCCACGCTCTCACCGGCTTGTCAAAGCGTTTGCCTTCCCACCACTGGGGATATTGCCCTGTGAGGTGGTAAGCCATCTCGGCAGCACCGCACTGGGTTTTTCCGACCCGATTTCCAGCCATGAACAGACGCTCTCGGTGGAGAGCGCCTGCATCATGGAATAGTTTTTGTTTGGGATACGGTGCGTAATAGGCGAGCTTGTGCTCAGTTGAGCGTCTTTCTCCGTCGTACTCAGACCTTACCCTCCGCCTGTTATGTCAGGGATACCCCATAGCCTCTGACCTACGGATAACTAATCCGCTCACATCGTAAGACCCCTTGATTTACTTAGCCTTTCTCGTTCATGTCGCATGGATGTTGCGTGCGCATTTGGGTCCCATCTAGCGCTTAGACTCCCCGGGGGTGGTTTCTGTGTGTGATGCGCCGTTTCCTTTTTATCGTGGTCACGACGAATGCCTGGTAACAGGGAAATAACAGGCAAAACAGGAAAGGAAAGCCCACGGGGAACTTAGAATGTCGTGTTGGCAATCTCGGCAGCAATGGGCGCGTTCCAGGACGGCCAGAGGAGCCGCACAGACAACGTCACCAATGCAGATTGAACACGCAGGGCGCAGCCTGGACGCAATAGCGACCAAATAGCCACGAGATGAGGGGTTTGGGGCGTCAGCCTCGCTCATTTCCAGCTCCTAGTTTGGAAAACGGGCCAAATATTTTGAGTTGCATGAATGTCTATCGCAGACGTGCGTAAGAGGCGTCAGCCTCGTGCTGCCTTCCTCTCCCTTGCTCCTGCCTTCCTCATGGCAACACTCTTTCTCGAACTCCTCTTTAAACCTCTCACACTCTCAGATGACGCAAGTGCGTCCCTCCCTATATCCAACTTTGTAGCGGACACACCTGCGACATGGACCTGCGACATCCTAGCGGCCCTCTCTTTGGCCCTGCGTCGCTCCCACTGCCGTCGTCCAATTCCAAATCGCTTCCACGGCTGTGTCCTGGTCAGGCGATTGGCCAACCAAGCCTCGCGGGGCTTCTTCTGAGCGGCTCGCCTCTTGCGCCACTTGCGCCGCGCATCCTTGGCCTTGCGGCGCTCCACTAGCTGTTCGTCGGTCACATCGAAGGGGCGTATCGTCGTGATAGCCAGCTTGTGACGCTCGTAATCCGTGAGCCTCACCCGATTGCCTAGGACACGCGCTGAGGGAAAGCGCAGAAAGACTTGGGTGCGGTTCACATCGTCCATCGTCTCCGCAGCCTTGGCCTTGTCCAGCCATGGTGCCCACTGGGCAATGGTGCCAAGCATCATGCGCTCGCCGTTGTATGCCATCGAGGCGACCAACAGCAGTTCGCGCAGAGCTTCTCGCCCAGCATCACTATCCGGCAAGGTCATTCCATGGCGCTCACGAAATAGCCTCCTAAGGTCACCAAGACGACTGCGGCGGAGGCCCTCTTTCACTTTCATGAGCGCCTCCGGTACTTGCGCACAATCGACTCGGCTTCGTCATCGGAATATCCCTGTCGCACGTAGACCGACCGCACGGCTCGCTCTCGGATGCCTCCTGGCTTAAAACCTAGGTCTCCCGGTGCGGGCTCCCAGGACTCACGGCCCTTGCATTGCGCGTCTCGGCGCGTTACATCATGCATTGCGATTGAATCCTTTTGCCCCGTCCTTGTGGCGGGCATTTTTTTATCAACGCTTGCGATTACTGTTTTTGAAATGCTTTCAATTTGGCGGCTATGTGTTTCCATGCCGCCACAGCATCCTCTGCGGCCACACTCATTTCCTCGGTGACATCCGAGGCGTGCAGCCTGTCTGCTATGGTGACCATCTCTTTGGCTTCTTCCGCTCGCGCGAGAAGTGCGTACCCAGCCCGAAGTCGGCGTCCCTCTCTGTCGCCGCCGAGCCCGTGTGCCTCCTCCGGCAAGTCGTCCGCCCACTGCTCGGTCAATGCCGCATCAGGTGCAGGCCATTCAGACATTCCAGCACGCGAGGCACGCTTCCGTTCTGCCGGTTGCTTGCGGCCCTTGGTATCGGTGCGGGTATCGACGTTCGGAATTTCCGAACGTGCCTCTAGTTCCTTCCGCACCTTGGCGACGGTCTTATCATCTGCCTTCACCTGCTTCGCGATCTGCCGGTTCGATTGCTTGGGCTTGGCCTTGAGCAGTTTGGCGATCAGTTCGCGCTTCTGCTCGGCTGTGAGGTGCCGACGATGAATGTTCGCCGAGATTGCGGCTTCCCACGGGTCAACATCGACAACGGCGTTAATCGGCACGTCGAGATGCGCCCAAAGAATCTTGCCGCCCCTAACAAGCCTGTAGCCGTTTAGCTCAAGCGCATCGAGCCGATTGCGACCGTCAACGAGATGGCATTGCTCATCATGCCACCATAGAAGAATCGGAATCTGGACTCCGTTCACCTTGATATTGGCAGCAAGTTCTTTCAACTCGGCTTCGCTCATCAGCGGGAATAGCTCGGCCGCCGGATGAATCTTCAGAACGTCACGCCACGACTTGGACTTCATAACGCGCTCTCGATGCCGAGACGCTTGCGAATGACCGAACTGATTCCGCGCAGCATCGGACGCTTTCCAGCGGAACCGATGTGTAGGAACATCTCCTTGTCCTCACGCGCCAACTGATAGGCTCTGTTTCGCGAGCAATCGAACGCCCAGGCCACATGCGGGTCGATTGGAACGGTCGGCTTTTCCTTCAAATCCCGCAGGATTTCAGCATCGGACAGCTTCGCCATTTGATGACCTATCTTTTTGATATGTTGTGCGCTATACCTACATATCAAAAATATATCTGTCAACTATCGAAACGAGACTTGCAGTACTTTCCCAGTTGTGCCATTTAGTAGCGTGCAGTTCGGAGAGCACCGATGGCCAAAGTCGATATGCAGATGATTCACGTTCGGATTCCGCGTGACTTGCACCGCAAGCTCCAGCGGGAGGCCGACAAGGCCGGGCTGACGTACAACGCCCAGCTTATTAACAGGCTACGGGGGGCATATGCAGCCGATAGCGCCCTCGAAGACCTGTCGCCAGCGATACCGAGAAAGTTCTTGGAGGCCTGGGTCCGCCAAGCCGCCAGCACATTCGCGGAAGAACTCAGAAAGCAGCAACTCAACGAACCGGTAGCAACATCAACGTCAACATCAGGGGGCGACGATGAAGGGCAGCATCAAGAAACGCGGCGAGAATAGTTGGCGGCTCAAGTTCGATTTGCCGCGCGAGGATGGCGAGCGTCGGACTCAATACGTCACGGTGCAGGCCGCAGGCAAGAAAGAGGCGCGGGAGAAACTCGCTGCCCTCATCGCCTCCGTCGGCAGCGGTTCCTACGTCGAACCTTCCAAGACAGCCGTGGCCGATTTCGTGGCCGGTCGTATCGACCAGTGGGAAGCCGCCGGCAATCTGTCGCCTCGGTCGGCTGCTCGCTATCGCGAGATATTAGCCAACCAAATCAGGCCGCACTTGGGCGACAAGCCACTGCAGCGCCTCCGCCCTGCCGACATCGAGCAATGGCACACGGCGCTACAGGCCAGCGGCCTGAAGGCCCGCACGATAGGGCAGGCACATCGGGTGTTGTCCAAGGCGCTTGACGATGCCCTGCGGCACGAAGTGCTGGTCAAGAACGTGGTCAAATCTCAGCCGACACCGAAGGTCGAGGAACACGAAGTTGTCATCGTGCAGGACATTCCCGGCTTCATCGCCAAGCTAAAGGGCTCTCGCCTCTATGTGCTCGCGATGGTGTCGCTATTCACGGGCGCACGTATGGGCGAGGCCCTGGCGTTGCGCTGGTCGGCTGTGGACCTCGACAAAGGCACGCTCGACATCCGAGAGAGCATCGAGAACACCAAGGGCCAAGTGCGGTTCAAGTCACCCAAGACGAAAGCCGGTCGTCGCGTCATCACCCTGCCCGATGTTCTCATTGCCGTGTTGCGTGAGCATCGTCGCGAACAACTGGAACTCAGGATGCGGCTCGGCGCCGGCAGGCTGCCGGATGATGCCCTGCTATTCCAAACCATTGACGGCGCCCCGTGGGGGCGGAATCAGACCTCGACGCTATGGCAGAGGTTCGCGGAGAAAGCCGGAATGCCGGAGATAAGTTTTCACGCGCTGCGACACACGCATGCCAGCCAACTCATCGACGCCGGCGTGGACATCGTGACAATCAGCAAGCGGCTCGGTCACGCCAAGCCCGACATCACGCTCAGGGTGTACAGCCATCTATTCCGCAAGGATGATTCCAAGGCTGCGCAGGCAATCAATTCAGTATTTGGAGGGAAGCAATGAGCAGCGATTCTGAATCACTTGAAGCCAGATACAAAAAGGCGAATGACGCAGTCGAGAAGGCAATGGAGCGGCGCGACGACGCAATCTATGAGCTTATGGATGCCGAAGTAAACTACGGCGAAGCCTTGGAGGCGTGGGGAGAACTCCACGACCAAATAAAGGCGCACGACAACCCCGCGACCGAAGCCGCATTAAAACGCCGCCGGGGAATGCACTAGAAATAATCGGGTGCCAACTCGGTGCCAGTTTCGCTAAATGTTCTCATTCGAC